AGGGACTCCGGTGAGGGGTTGACCTCCTCGACTACCATCTGCATAGCATGTAAAGCCTCGAAGTCTAGGGGCATATTTCGCAAGAACCTCTGCAAACGATCCAACCTTGCTCTCATTGTTATCTTTTGATCCCCAAGCTGGGAGATTAATTGTTGATGAGATTGACATGTCAACGTAATCTTGTATGTCCGCTTGGAATTTAATTCGTTGCTCATAATTAGTACTTAGGTCAAGGGCTGATTCAATGGAGTCTGGGGAAACTCCGAAGTCGTCAATGAGAGTTTTTGCAGTTCCGTCAACAACAAACTGATATTTCCATTTAGTTCCTTCAGTAAGGAATCGACGCTTGTAAGCAACTGCAAAGAGGGGTTCGATTCCAGTTGTTGTGCCAGCAAGAATTCCAATCGAGCCAGTTGGTGCAATGGCGCGGTAGGCCACTGGTCGTGAGATGTAAAACCTGTCACAATGTTCGTTGGCAGAGCGTTCTGATTCATCTTTATAAACTTTCAACCATTGGTGGAGTTCGGGGGTAACTTCGTATTTGTACTTTCGTTTGAGGAGCCACTCATGGATGCCCATAAGTCCAAGTCCAAGCCTGCGGTTCTGCTCTCTAACCCTATAGACCTTTTCATAAGGTAAGTCGGCTCGTAGGGTACCACAAACAAGGAACTTCGAGGCGAGGCTAACAACGTCTTGGAACTCCTGCAAAGAAGAAATATTGCCGAGATTGACACTTCCAAGATTGCATACATCAGAATCATCCTCTGACGTAACTTCAGTACAGGCGTTCCGTAAGGTTTCATTTTGTTTATCACCAAAGTTAAACGAGAAGCCGGGCTCACTAGTTTCCAGAGCCTGACGTACGTTTTTCAAGAAGATTGGATTGTTCTCCAACCCACCAACCAACGAAGCATCGTCGTAGTTGACAGAGATGTTAGTCATATCCAAAGGTGCAGCGGCATTGAAGTCGGCTAGCTTCCTAGCTTTAACATCATCAGACCAATTCTTGCTTCCAAGGAATTCATGGACATCTTCATGTTGCCAATTAAGGCTTGCATAGATTGCAGATCGTCGACTGCCTCCTTGCATGACGTTACGCCCGATTTCATTGATTGCATACATAAGCGGGATAGGTCCGCTTGCTGTGCCTCCAGTACGGCTAAGTGCCTTACCAGCCGGTCGTAGTCTGCTATAGTCAATTCCAATACCTCCGCCAGTCATAAGACAAGACATTGCCCGCCATGTTACGTTACTCCACTCTTCGCGGGTGTCTTCTTCTGCGCGGAGCAAGTAACAGTTATTGTAAGCCTTATAGGGCCGGCCAGCGTAGTACAGGTAACGACCTCCGGGAAGAAATCGCATAGTTCTAATGTGCTCTGTAAGGTCTTTGCGATCTGACTCTGACATAAGAGCCGTCGTTGTTCCTCCACGTGTTCCGGCAACATCGTCAACCAGTCTTTCGGCCAGCTTATCCCAAGTGTCTGCTGGACCCTGTGCATATTTGAATCGGAAGATGTTTTCACCAAAGGCATTCCTAAAGCGTTGAGTCATATTTTAGTTATTTTAATTTCAGGTTTGTTGCTCCCAGTGAGAGCTTCAAGTTGTTTTCGTTTAATGTCGTCGTTAAGACGGCAGATTTCACAGACTCCCTTACGCATCCACATCCTGTGCATAGGGCACTTGTGAGGACTAGTCAGCTTCTCTATCGGTAAGGGTTTTGTCATGGTTAGTTTTCTTCCACTGCTCTAACTCTTTTTTAGACTCAGCTTCTTCTAGTAGGCGTTGCAAGTAGGACTTCTTACAGCCCTGCTCATCGACAGGCAGACTGGAGTTCTTGTTTATTTTCTTCAATTTCTTCTTCTAGTTTTTCTACTAAGTCCGACATGTCAAGACCAAGAATGTCTAGCAACTCTAGAACATCTAGCTTGTGGATGATTTCTTGTTTCAGTTCATCGTTCATCGCCATTCCCACTCAGTACACCACGCTCCTGTCGGTCTAGGAGTTTCACGACATTGATTTCCGCAACGTCTTGTAAAGAAATACCAAGCTCGTTAGCACATCGAGTAAGATACCACAGAACATCACCAAGCTCTTTAGCAGCAAGAGGCTTATCCAGCTTACCGTCCCTAATGAGTTTCTTGATTTTCTCTGAATACTCACCTGCCTCACCAGTGAGCCCCAAAGCACAGTAGGCAAGCGCCATTGGAGTTCCACGGCCAGCTTCAGGATAGATAGAGAATTTGCTAATAAGCTTCTCATACTCATAGAATGATTTCATTTAGTGGGTTTCCAAATATCGTTAAAGCCAGTATACATTTCCGGGTGCTTCGTAAAGTTACTTAGGAACATCCAGTTGCAGCCAATATGGTCAATATGGGGTTTACCTGACTCGGGGTCAATGTCCTCACCACGCTGAATTGCTGCAATATGTCGAAGCATAGAGCCTAGTGTCTCTGAATAGCTAAGACCATTACGCCAATTATGAGCAGCATACTTCTTAGCCCCAAAGGTGAGAACTTCTGCTAAACCTTGCAAGGCATCAGCATCAATGAGGTCCATTCGTGCTTTAGCCTCATTAAACCGCATACCTTTCTCGGGCTGCTTATAGCCTTTCATATCCTTAATATCGTGTTCGTTAATCATTTGTATTTACGATTTAAATAATCTAGAGAGACATACATCTCATCGAAAGCTCCGTCATTGACTTCATGCAAGACTAGGAATCCACGCCAGTGTTTATTACCTTGTGGACCCAAATAGTCTTCGTCATGCTCATAGAAGCTACCAGCAATGATTGAGGTTACTGTTTTCCCGTCAGCCCTTGTAGCATACGCAACTTGCTTACCTTGCTGATGACCAGCGATGCAAGACATGTTAGCTTTACGCAACTGTGCCGCAGCAGTAGCAGCGGGCCTACCAGCAACACCTGTAACAAAATAATGGCTGTAAGCAATACCATCGACCACAACAACGTCAAGGAAAGGATGGACATCCCAACCAAAGCCTCGATATTGAAGATCGTCCACCGAAAGAACTCCCTCCAGTTGGGGAGAGTCGTTAACCGCTCGGTTAATGCGGTTTTCATGATTTCCCAGAGTAAGGATAAGTTCAGGACGGTATTGCTTTTCTTTATTACGTTTAGCACGGTCGTTGTAGTTCCATAAAGGGGTTAAGAGGGCTACCATAGCCTCGTGGGAGGCTTCAATGTCAGCCTTATACCGACGACCCTCAAATGATTTTTTACCTTGGTCGTAGCTGGACAAACTTTCCATATCAGCGAAGTCACCGATACAGATGATTTTGTCTGGTTGTTTCTCTACTAGATACATTCCCAGTTTCCTAAGAAACGAGAAATCTTGTCCGGGTTTTACTTGGACATCCGGAATTACCACATGAGTTGTCACTCTTCTACCCCTTCTAAATAACATAGAGCTTTATAAACAAGTTTTGGATCATCCCGTAACTGTCCGATACCTGTATTACAATTTAAACACAAAAGACCACGTACTTTATTTGTAGTATGGCAGTGGTCAATATTAGGCCTCTGTTCTACAGAAAAAGGAACTCTACATATAAAACAACGATGCTCTTGCTTTTCTAATAGCGATTCAAAGTATTCTTTTGTGATCCCATACTTATCAAATCTTTTTGATCGATACCACTCTTTTTTGTATTCTGAGAAATCGTTTACAAGTCTATAAGCTTTTTGATATTCTTTCTGCTTTTCTTTGTGTTTTTCTCTATATAGCCTATGGTATTTTTTAGCTTCTTCTGGGTTTTTATGTGGCATTATTGTAGAGTGTCACTCCCTTCATCAACCTCTTGCATAGGCAACTTACCTGAGTGAAGTAGCATAGCCAGTCCAAGGGTAATTACAGTGTCTAGTTCTTCTTCTGTCAGTTCACCCACAAAATGGACCCGGCCCATAGGCAATTCAATTTCTTTATCGATTTTCATGTCGTGTTACCTTCTCTGAGGCAGTTTTTATCTTGTGACAAGATTTACAAATGGCTTGTAGGTTATCAGCTTCACAGAATAGGTTGTCTATGAATACGTCCCAACTCTCAAATCCTTTTGCCGGATCAACCACAGGTTTGATGTGGTCAACTTCCATGTCTTTTTGTGTAAATTCATTTAGACACAACTCACAGCGATAATGCTGTGCCAGTCTACCTGTCTTTACGTTAGTTTTCTTTTCTGTCTTAGCAGCGTTAAGTGTTGAATACTTAGGCTGCCAGCGGCGGGCTCCTGCTCGGAGCGTTGACGTTACAAAAGAGTTGAATCGTCCAGCGGTCCATGACCCTCCATTGTACTCTGTGCGAGTAGTTGATTTCCTTTTTCCAGCCAATTATCCTCCGGGTATCGTTGCATCCAGAGACAAGCACCATTGATTAGCATACGCCCATCATCACCATACATCTCTCTGACTGCGTTAAACAAATCAATCTCACTGTCCATTTCTTTCATCTCGTCATACTTGCTGTACAAGAACTGAGGAACCTTATCCCTGACCTTACCATCGTATCCGAAGATGTTGTCAGCTTTATCCCCCATAACAAATTGCCAGTAGAAACGAAAAAGCCCCTCTTTGGGGCTAATGGTTTGCCTCGTCTGCTTTACGAAGTTGTAATGCTCACCGGGTACTTGCAAGAGGTCCTTGTCAATAGTGCAGATGATTGTATTGTCTGGACTAGCTGTCATCTCAATGGACATGAGGTCATCTGCCTCGCATCCTTCTGAAACTTTAGCCTTCCAGACACTCACCATATGCTCTTGACAGATGGACAGCCACTTTGGTTTGGGCTTGTCTTGTCGGTGGGCTTTGTACTGCGGATAGACCTTGTATCTAAAGTTGTCACTGCCTGTAAGGTAGGCTGAATAACTCTCTGCATTTAGTTCATGCAGGATGCGGCCCATCAAGTCGTCTACACGACTGAGGGCCACCATAGAGTCTTCATTCTCCGCACTAGCAGCACAACGGTAAACTACAATGTCACCGTCAATGCTTGCTAGAGGCATTAGACTACAGCAACATCGAAGTCAGGGAGGTCTTCAAATCCACTTGGACCGGGGTCTTTGATGCCAAACACGTAGTTCTCATACTGCTGTGCCAACTCAATCACGTCAGCAGATTTAAGTGCCTTAGCACCAACAGACAGAGTACCGATAGCAGCACTAAGACTAGACTGACGGACAATGAGCACTTGCCGCTGTGCTCGTTCTTCTGGAGTTTCATAGGTGCTCCGTGGGGAGGCGTTTGCTTTCGCAGGGGTATCTCCTGCCGGTGCTGGAGCGCCATTACTCGGGACCACAGTTGTCCAATCATTGTATCCAGCCGCATTCTTGGTTACAGTTACATCAAATTGAGCCCCAGCCTGTGCAGTTGACAAGGCAGTAAACGCACCAGCGTTAGCCCCAAAACTCATTACTTTTTTACTTTCTACTTTGCCCTGATACGAAAGATTTTTAAAAACAACTTCTAGTTGTTGATAGCTACCTTTGGCAGTAGGCTTAGTCTCCACACTGGTGGAAATGATCTGAATTAGCATTAAATATGACTCCAATTAATATTGCGTTTAATTCTACCTACGTGTGCCTGTGTGACACCATAGATTTTACCGAGCTTTTCTTGTGAAAGCTCACTGTTTCTTATAGAAAGAATGTCTGTCTCAGTTAACTTTGAGTAGGGATGACTTTCACCAACTACTCGCATACGTACTTTCTTATCCTTTTGATTGTCTTTGTGTGTTCCTTGATACAAATGTTTAGGGTTTATGCACGAAGGATTGTCACATTCATGGCAAATAAATAGGGAAGGAAGTAAAGGACTAACAAAAACTGAGTAGCTAGCACGGTGTGCTAGTACTGGCCTAGAGTTAACCGCTATTGTGCCATAGCCGTCCCTGTCCCTATACTTTGTCCAGTTCCAGCAACCTGTTTGTAGGTCTTCTTCATAGCTAGCCAGAAGTCTTTCTTTTAAAGTAAGTCTCATTTATAACCTCCATACCTTTAGTATACCACACTGGAGGGTACCCTGTCAAGCAAATTTTTGCATATCTTTCATGTTGACTCCATACTTACTCTCACAAGCCATAGGGACAGTCCACTTGTAGCCAAACACTTTCTGAATGTTCATGGGAATGTCCTTGAACACATCGTCAAACACTCGGCGTAAGGGCTCTAGGTACTTCTCATCAGGTGTATCTAACACAATGGAATCGTGTACAGTAGAAATCCAGTCAGCTACTATACCTAACTCGGCGATGCGACGACGAGCACTAAGACGAT